CCTAATTCTTTTGGTAGTTTTCCTTGTTCTTCGAGCATCCTAAACGCTCTACGTTGGTCTCTTGCCGGATTATCTGTTCCCGGTTTATATGGTGGATTCCAACTGCAATGTATATTGCCATTTGGTATAAATTGTCTTACCATATGTCCACCACATTCACATTGGATTCCTTCTTCTGATTCTTTGAAAGACATTGTTTCTTCTTTAACTAAATTACATTCTTTGCACTTAAAGTCATATGTTGGCATAAATTCCCCCTTTTATCCTACTGCGTAATATACGTCTCCTGCTGTCCAATCAATATGACATGCTGTTTCAAACCTTAATCCTCTTCCCGGAAAGATTACATAATCATATAATTTCTCTGCTGTAGTTCGCATACTAAATCTCTTTTTCCCAGCAGTATGAGTAGCGTCTCCTTCATTATATAACGCTACAACAGTTGCAACACTATGGTCGATTACTAACATTTTTATAAAACATGGTACTGTACTTACTTGAGTATCTGCACCTATTTTTATTAAATCCATTTTTTTGCTCCTTGTTTGTTTGATATGCGGTGTTTACAAAGGTACACCGCAAAACCTATTTTTTTTAGGCACTAAATTCCCATTTGCTACTTACTACACGTTTTCCGTTAGGTAAAACTATTACTAAGTAGAAATCATGTGCATTGGTTGTATATCCTAATGTTAAATCAATATCACCATCTGCTTCGCTTGTAAGTAAATATACATGTTCAGCACTTACTATTTGGCATTCTCCATCAGTCCCATTTGCTAAATCGGTAGTTGGTGAAGTTGCACAGGCATCTAATCCATCGGCATCGTCTGATAAGTAAGCCCAAACAGAACCTGCTATAGCCAAATCTTCACCTAGGTAATCTGTTAACTGAACTGTAGCAGTAACAGTGGCTGTATTAGCTGAACCTACAGTTATAGTTGCTCCGTATACTCCGCTTGCCCAATAACTCTTTAATGAAGTGTCTTGAGATTCAAGTGCAGCAATAGATGTTTGGATTTCTGTTAACACATCATACAACCCATTGGGATTACCACTAAATCCTTGTTCTATTGATTTCTTTAGTGTTATCATATTTTCTCCTTTCTAAACTTAAAGGGAGGGAATTACCCTCCCCAATTCTTTTAAGCATTAAATGCTATTACACCACTTGTTTGAACGTGTCCATCAGGGAATATAACATTGAGATAAGTATCAGTAGCTCCATCTCCATCCATTGTAACCCCAACTGTACCGTTATCTTCTGATATCATAGTCATAGTATATTTAGTTAAATCTTCGATTATGATACCATCTGTAGCAGTAACACTTGCTGCTCCTACTTCTTCTACGGCATCTCCATCAACATCAGTTGAGTAATAAGCTCTTACAGCAGATTTAGTTACCATGTTATTTCCTGCATAATCTAACAATTGTACATCAACTACCATTGTTGCCCCAGCAGATGCAATTGAGAAAGTGCATGAATCTGGTTCTCTTATATCATATCCAACAATATGTTTAGACATTATTTTTCTCCTTTATTTTAATCTTTAATCACCAGTACATGCTATTACAGTACTAGTTTGAATATGTCCATCTGGAAATATGATATTGAGATACATATTTGCTCCATCATCTACAGTTACTCCAAGTGTGCCATCATCTTCTGTAATACCAGTAGCTGTACACTTAGTTAAATCTTCTATAATTATACCATTAGTTGCAGTAGCACTAGCATTATCCATAGTTACTACAGTATCACCATCTGCATCACTTGTGTAATACATTCTAACAACAGATTTGGTTTTCATATTGTTTCCAGCATAATCTAAAAATTGCATTTGTACTGCTACAGTATCTCCACCAGAAGCAATAGTAAAGGTGCAACTATCAGGTTCTCTTATGTCATATCCAGTAATGTGTTTAGACATTGTTTTCTCCTTTATCTATTTTTGAAAGTGGGGGTAAGTCCCCCACTTAATTTATATTATTTAAGCTATTGTTGTAGCTCCACTAAGGATTTGTACTCCCCAGTTACTATTAAGTACTTTAAATGCAGCGAATGCTTTCCATCCAGCAGTACTATACATTTCTAATGGGTCACCAGTTTGTGTTTTATCTTTGAAAATCATTTCACTTTGTTTACCCTTAATGGTAACACCAGCAAAACATTCTTCTCCAAATACAGGTGTGTGGAATACAGCTCCACCAGCAGCATATGTTCCCATAGTACCAGCAGTACTTCTCCAAGGAATAGTGTCGAGAACAAATCTGACATTACCCCAAGTACCTATTTCTCCATTATACAATTTTTTAGACCCAGCATAGTGGTCAGCATTAATCCAAGCACTATCGTTTCTAATATCGTATTGTGTAAATGGAGATAACACTCCAACATAATAACCGCCACCAACACCAACAGCATGATAAGATTGTAACACAACAGTACTCTTTGCAATAGCAGCACAAGTAAGTGGGTCTGATGCAGTGATTCCAGTTGAATTTGCGAACTTATAAGTATCACCAACATCAAGTTTTTCGTTTAATGCATAACTAGGTCTAGTTGTGTTTAGTGTGATTGTAGGTGTAGAGTAACTAGTTACATAAGCACCCATTCCTTTGTTTTTACCAGATGTTACAGAAAGAACTCCACCAGCACTAACATTAACACTAGCGTCTCCTATAACAACTGTTGATTCTGTAGCAGTTCCATCTTCTGCACCGGATACTTCATAAGTAGTATCTGCATCTATTCTCATTGGGTACAGACCCTTTGCGAGCATTTCCCAGTAATGTAAATCAATCTTTTTAGCTCTATGTGTACCAAGTGTTTTAACTTTAGTTGATAAATTAGGGTCAATAGCAATCATTGCTAAAAATTCAGAAACAGATACGGATTTTCCTAGTATTCTAACAGTAGCAGTACTTTTTTGGAACTCTAATGTATCTGGGTCAGGACTAACCCCTTCTGTTAACCAATTCAGGTCGACATCTAGTGGAATAGGTTTAAACCATTCTACTGTATCGCCAATGGCTTGAGGAATAGTTTTGCTTTTTACAGCGAATTGTTCTAATATACAGAACGGTTTTTCTGATTTTAACGCTAATTTATCGTAAAATATTTTTACAAGTTCTGTAGTATTTGTAGTTTTATTGTAGTCGTAAGACATTGTTTTCTCCTTTTAAATTTTTCCCCTGTCCCAACTATTTGTTAGCTCTTGCATCAAGTATCTTTTCTATGGCACCCATTGCAGCATCAGGACTTGCAGCTCTTAATTGGTCTAGTGTAACTCCCTTATGTTTTACAATTCTTGCAGGTGCATTGTCTTCAACAAACGTATTTATTTCTTCTGGTTCCGCTTGTCTTTCCTTCTCCTTGAGTTCCGCTTGTCTAATTGCAGAATATTTATCAAAATCCCTATTTCTTACTACATCATAAGCATGTTCAAAAATCTTCCCTTTATATTCTTTCCACCATTGTTCATTGGCACCTATAAGAGCATTAATATCTTTTTCTACATAAGGGACTACATGAGTTTTATGTAGGGTTTTCAGTCTCATGATTTCTTCTTTGTTTGTATTTTTAGCTTGTAATCTTCTGTATGGTTTCATTAGAAGGTCAGTGACTGTTTTTAATGCTTTTTCTGGTTCTCTATTAAATTGTTCAAACCATTCTGTTCTTTGTTCAGGTGTCCATCCTTTGATTTCTGGAATAATTTGTTTTTCAATTTCATTTAGGTTTAGATTTTCTGCTTTCTGTTCTTTGTCTTTGTATTCTTGATTAGCTTTCCGAAGTTTTCCTAATTCTGTATCATGTGCTTTTGCTAGTTTCTCCACATTTTTATATATCTCTACCATTTCCTCTGCTGTTTTTCCTGCGAAACGTGGGTCTTCTACTGTGACATCTGTAGCATCTACTGTGACATCTGTAACATCTGTTTCTTCGGGCAACTTTACTGCTTTTTTGGATTCTGTATTTCTGCGTTCGATTTCGGTTGCAAGTTCTTCAAGTGAAGGTTCGTCTTTTTCTATGTCGGTCACATCAGACATTTCTCGTGGTTCAGCTTCAAACTCAACCTCGACATCTAATAACGGATTGTCGACTTTTTTAGACATTAATTAATTCTCCTCATATTTTTTTAATTTTTCTCTTGCGGTATTAGCCATTTTGTGACTAATCCCAATTTTCTCTAATAGTCCTTGAAATACAACGACCACAGCCTGATTATAAAAGATTTCTCTTTCTGTTTTCGCAGATAAAAGATTATGCATTGCATGTTGAAGTTCTTTGTCTATGTATCCTTCTACAATCTTCCATCCTTGACTACCAGTCATAGCTCGTAGTTTACCACTGATTTCAATTTCTTTTTGTAATTCCTTCTTCATATTTTATATTTTATATTCCCCCTTGTGCTAATTGTCCTACCCCTTGTGGAACGCCAGAGCCGGGTGAAGCAGGGGGTGCTCCTGTGGGAGCGACTCCACCCATTTCAGGTTTGGGACTTCCTGCTCTGGCTTGTTTTTCAAAGTCTTGTTTTTGTCTGTTTAACTTTTTAGCAGCTCTTTGTTTTTCTTGAAGTTCTTTAACTTTTGGTAATAGCAATTCAATGTTATCAAAATTCATTAATTGAGCTATTCTTTTAATAACTTCTGATATATCTCCAACTGGTTCCATTTGTGGTTTCCCATCTTCCCCCGGAATTTGTTGTCCATCTTTTGTTACAGGTACTACAGCAGTTGAAAGTATTTGTAAGAACTCTAACAAATTTCTTAATTCTATTTGCTTCTCTGAAAATACTGTAACTCCTCTTGGAATAAAATCTGGAACTCCTGCTAATGCTAAATCCTTTTTTGTTATATTCTTTCCACCCTTAATTTTCTCCCATTGTTCTGTTCCTTCTTTATCTAATATTTTATAAGCCATGCTTTTAGGAAACTTTTGTAAATCTAATTCATAGAAAATTCCAAGCATTTTTTCCCATGCTGGTTCTAACTCGTGTTTAACAACGTGTTTAATCGGTTCAGCAGCATTAGCTTGTTGAATCTGTGTTCCACCTAGTGTTTCATGCATTTCTCCTGCTTCTGTTGTAGGACTTATTGCAGGTACAGCTTGTGATAGTTTCATTATTCTTCGGTCTAAAAGTTCAATTAAATTCATTAGTGGTGAAAGTGCAGCAGCGGCAGCGGTTGTATCTATAAATGATAGTGCCTTTCTTACA